GGGCGCCGACTTGTCTCAGGGTGATGACTTCTGTGCATTCACCTTCCTATTCCCACTGAGGAATCAGGCTTTCGGTGTAAAGACACTAGCATACATCTCTGAGCTGACGCTCATGAAGTTGCCTGGTGCTTTGCGTCAGAAGTATGACGAGTTCATCCAAGAAGGAAGCCTCCGAGTCATGGAGGGTACCGTCCTGGACATGATGGAAGTCTATGAAGATCTAGACCAGTACATCGATGAACAAAAGTACGACGTCTCGGCATTTGGGTTCGACCCGTACAACGCCAAGGAGTTCGTAACCCGGTGGGAGCAGGAGAACGGCCCGTATGGTATTGAGAAGGTCATTCAGGGAGCCAGGACAGAATCGGTCCCACTTGGGGAACTGAAGAAGCTTGCTGCCGAGCGACTCCTCATCTTCGACCAGGAACTCATGTCTTTCACCATGGGGAACTGTGTCACCCTTGAGGATACCAACGGTAACCGAAAGCTGCTGAAGAAGCGCTCGGAAGAGAAGATCGACTCAGTGGCTGCTCTGATGGATGCCTTCGTGGCATACAAGATCAACAAGGAGGCATTCGAATGAGCAAGGAGGTGAAATGGGTTTAACCGACCGATTGAGCCACGCCTGGAATGCATTCACCAGGTCTCCGGACAAGAAGAACTTCACACCCGAGTATGGATCGTGGACCTTTGGAAATCCGAACCTGAACTACCGGCCTGTTGTCGGGGATCAGACGATTGTCACTAGCATTTACAACCAGATTGCTATCGACGTATCAAATGTCCCGATCCGACACGTCAAGACTGATGAGAACGGCAACCTCAAGAGCTACTACCGTAGCTACTTGGATGACTGTCTGTCTCTGAGTGCCAACATTGATCAGACTGGACAGGGATTCTTCCAGGATCTCGTCCTGACTCTGTTCGAGGAAGGCGCTGTGGCGATCGTCCCTGTCGATACAGACGTGAGTCCTGATATGACCCAGGGCTACGACGTCAAGTCGATGCGTATCGGCACGATCCTGAACTGGTATCCTCGCCACGTCCGGGTGGAGGTCTACAATGACCAAACCGGACAGCGAGAGCAGTTGACGCTCGACAAGGAATTCGTCGCTATTGTGCAGAATCCTCTGTACAGTGTGATGAACGCTCCTAGCTCGACTCTGCAGCGACTTACTCAGAAGCTGCATCTGCTCGATGCCATTGACAAGCAGTCTGGATCCGGCAAGCTGGACATCATCATTCAGCTTCCGTATGTCGTAAAGACTGAGCTCAAGAAGCAGCAGGCCGAGGCACGACGTAAGGCAATTGAGGAACAGCTCGCAGGGTCTCAGTATGGTATCGCTTACACCGACGGTGCCGAGCGAATCACTCAGCTGAACCGACCTTCCGAGAACAACCTCATGAGTCAGATCCAGTGGCTCACTACCCAGCTGTACAACCAGCTCGGAATGACTGAGGATGTATTCACCGGTAAGGCCGATGCTCGACAGATGCTGAACTACCAGAACCGAACGGTTCGTCCAGTTCTGAAGGCGATCACGGACGCTATCACCCGGACCTTCCTCACCAAGACTGCCCGAACGCAGCGTCAGCGGATCATGGCGATCGAGGATCCGTTCCTCAATGTCCCGCTGGAGGAGATGTCCAAGCTGGTCGACTCTGTCAAGCGTAACGAGATTGGTACGGCCAATGAGCTTCGCCCGAAGTTCGGCTGGGCCCAGTCCGAAGACGAGACAGCGAACCAGTTGGTGAACTCCAACATCAATCCGATGGGCGAGGAACAGCCGCCTGGTGAAGAGCCAGTCGACGAGACCCCTGCATCGGAGGTACCAATTTCCGAACTGATGGAGAGTAGTCAAAATGGCAGTTAAGTGCGATTTCTCTGGCTACGCCACGAAGAATGATGTTCGGTGCTCGGACAACAAGATCATCCGGCACGGGGCATTCGCGGCGTACGATGGGAAGACCGTACCTCTGGTCTGGCAACACAAGCACGGAGACGTCGAGAACGTCCTCGGGCATGCCGACCTGGAGGTCCGAGAGGATGGGGTCTACGCCTATGCCCATCTGAACAACACCGATCGTGGCCGGACCGCTCGAGAGATGGTCAAGAACGGCGACATCAAGGCGATGAGCATCTACGCCACCCACGTTCGCGCTAAGGGCAATGACGTTGTCCACGGCGAGCTCGTCGAGGTGAGCCTGGTGCTCCGTGGTGCCAATCCTGGTGCCCTTATCGACCAGGTCTCCATCGAGCATGGTGACAACGGCGATGAGATTGAGGCTGTCATCTACACTGATGCGCAGCTGGACTTCGTTTCTCACGGTGATGAGGACGAGGATGAGGACTTCGAGGCGGAGGAGACGGATGACGTTGAGCACGCTGAGGAGGAGCCGGAGGCCGATGAGGCTGAGGGCGACGAGGACGACCCCACTCTCGGGGAGATCTTCGATGGAATGACCGAGGAGCAGAAGACGGCGGTTTACGCCATCGTTGGACAGCTCGTCGATTCCGTAGATGAAGAGGCGGAGGAGTCGGAGACCGAAGAGGTTGAGGACACCGCCCATTCCGACACAACTGAGGATACTATGGCTCACAAGAACGTGTTTGAGGGCTCCGCTACCACCGAGGA